CAGTGATCGACTGTGATTCCTTGTCGAAATCACCACGCCATGACTATGTTCAAGTTCCATGAACGAGAACATGCCACAGCACCTAGGCATAAGGGTGTAAACGTCACTCCTGCTATCGATTATAAGAAGTCGTTAGCAGTGGCAATACGAATGTTGGGCTATAGGCGCAATGCCTACCCTGATCTTCATATTGCGGATGACACCCCGGTGGCTGAATTGAAGAAGATCATCAATGCCGCCGTCTTGTCTCTCGTCTCTAGGAAACACTCTAGAGAAAAGGGATGGCAAGCATTAATAAGTCCATGCTCGAAACTTGCATCATTTTTCGGTAAGAAAAAGAAGCAAAGTTTCGTATGGCGATTACGACTATCCTCTCTCTTTTTATCTGCTAAGAGATCCGTCACATGTCTCGGTGACGAGGAGAGAGATGCCGTGTTACTAAAGCACAAGAAGGCGATGTCAGACATCAGACCGACTGACCCTTCTACCTTAGAACTCTTGTCAAGCTTCACTTACATGAAGTTGAAAGAGTTCGCTGAGACTTATGACTTTAGGCCATACACGAAGCCCTTGAGTTCTCACGCTACCTTGGAGGTTCCAAGGAGCAAGGGTGGAGCACGGACCTTCTTCAAAGTTGGTCGCTGTGTTTCATTCGAGTACCTGATGCGACGATGGTGTAGTTACAGGTACCGTCTGTCAAGGGGTGAAGCGGGTCCATCTGATGAAATGTCAACTTATCTCAAAGAACTCGAGTTAAGTAGGATAACAACATTGGACTCGCCTCTGCCGGTAAAAGCTATCCCACTGGAGCCACGTAACATGAAGATACGGGTTATCACAGTAGGTTCGGCAAAGGTTCATTGCTTGGAACCACTTCAGCGTTTCTTACTTGATTATTGCAAGTCAAGATTTCCGGCTTTAGTGGAACCAGTTCACTGTCAGATGTTAACCGAGAAGCTCGGTCGTCTCGAAGAGGGCCAGTATTTTATCAGTGGCGATTTCGAATCCGCCACAGATAATATACATATGGATTGCACGCAAGTCATGATGATGTCATGTTTACGAGCAACCTATCCACACTTCGAGGCGTATAGTGAACTAGCAATGAAAGAGGTAGGTTCGCACATGGTAACATACCCTGATGGCTCTACTCAACTTCAGTTGAATGGCCAACTCATGGGTTCTCTCATCTCATTTCCGATGCTGTGTATCTTAAATGACTTTGCTTATTGCAAAGTATTTAGAAACGATCGGAAAATCATTAATGGAGATGATATCGTTTTCAAATCCAATCTGACGGATTATGAAAAATGGTGCGAATCGTGTAGAGCTGTCGGCCTAATACCATCACTTGGTAAGAATTTCGTGTCACAGAAATTCTGCCAAATAAATAACAAGCTCTACATCCCTCACCGATCATCGGACCGATTCCGGCAGGTTCCCTTGATCTATACTGACCTTCTCCTGTCGAAGTGGAGACTTAGCGAAATAGGCCAAGTTTTCGATGAGTTTTTCGAAGACTTTCCTCTAACGCAGAGGCGCTTTGGTCAGTTTGTTGCACATCACCGGAAAACACTATCTAGGACTCCAATGTCTCTTCTGTTACCAAAGAGTCTTGGAGGCCTCTCGACGGTTGGGTATTTTGACTTCTACAAAGATAGAGGTATACACCATTTCGTCTATGATGTGCTTTCGGAGAATTTGCCCTCTGGTCGTAAGGGCAGCGCCACAGATCCCGTCTCTGATTACTTAGAGTACCTGGGTTTCAAGTCGTTCGTGCATGCCGAGCACGATTTCTCCTGTGTGACAAGTCAGAAGGTAGCCGACATCGTAGGACGGATTGTTGGCTGCCATGGATTCGTTGAAAGTGAACCAACAGAATTCAATCCTTGCTTCCGTTACTTCTTCCAGAAGAAGTTTATACAGAAGTACAAAGACTTTCGGCAAGTTCACATGTCATCCAAACCGCCAATATACATCCATCGATGTTGGCGACGTCCTGACGTTTCACGTCCGGTGCCTTGATTGGCCCCTGGGAGGAATACGACCCGGCGTCTGATGGTTCCGAATAGTACGGTAACCATATCGACTTAATACCGAGGAATTCCTTTAAACAGAACGGCCCCTCTGCG